TAGGTCTATCGGAACGTAGTGTAAGGACATGTCTTGAACATCTACATAAAATGGATATGATAACCAGCAAAGCGACCAACCATTTCACAATATATACCATTGTAAACTATAACAATTATCAAGATATAGACACTCCAACCGACCAACAAAGCGACCAACAACCGACCAACAACCGACCAACAACCGACCAGCAACCGACCACTACTAAAGAAGGAAAGAAAGAAAGAAGGGAAGAAGAAACACCTTCTGCATCTGGCGATGCAGGTATTGAATACTCTAAGGCTTTCCTTTCTTTTTGGGATATGTATCCAGTGAAGAAAAATAAAGGTCTGGCGTTCAAATCGTTCAAGAAGATAAAACCAGCAGAATATCCAGCGATTAAGTCAGGTTTGATTGCTGCGAAAGAATCAGATGCTTGGTTGAAGGATAACGGGCAGTACATACCTCATCCGTCAAGCTGGCTGAACGCAAGGGGGTGGGAGGATGAAACATCTAGCCACTCGGCAACGATGTTAGTTTGCCCTAATGGGTTCCCGTTCAGCGAATGGATGAAGCTGGACACTAAAGGCAAGACAGACGTTGTATCAAGGAATACATGAGCAATAAACTAGACAACTTCGTTTCAAGGCTCTCTAAGGCAAAAAGAACTGGAAATGACAGCTACATAGCCTGCTGTCCCGCTCATACTGATAAAAGCCCGTCTATGACCGTCAGAGAGGTAGAAGATGGCATGTTGCTGGTGCATTGTTTTGCTGGTTGTGGAATTGACGATATTGCCGGAGCAATTGGGTTTAGTATTTCAGACTTAATGCCAGACAAACAACCGGACGAATTGCGCAAGTCCAGGAGGATACCATTCAGCCCGTCAGATGTTTTGGCCTGCGCTAAGAACGATGCTGCTTTGCTTTACGTGGTGATGTGCGATTTAGACAAAGGAATCTTGCTTACTGAAAAGCAGGTTAAGGAAGCAAAGAAAGCAGCCGCGAGGATTTACTCAGCGGCAAATATGGGGGGTGCGAATAATGGCTGATGCAGATCGTGGAAGAGAACAGATTGAGGCCGCAATTATGAAATTCCCTAATCTTGTCCCGCCAGAAATTGACCTGACTCAATTCATGGACGAAGAAGAGATTGTTCGAGTTCGTGATGCTGCTCAGTATAAGGATATGGTTAGGAAACTAATCGAAGGGAAACTTGATGCTGGATTTTCTACGCCTTTCACCGGGCTTAATGGAAACTTTGAATTCCGCCCTTCCGAAATGACGATTTGGGCAGGTTACAAAGGACATGGTAAAAGCTCATTGATAAGCCAAGTTTTGCAATCAATGATCGGAACATTTGCGCATAAGGTGTTTATTATTTCTCCAGAGTTTCCACCTCACAAAGTAATCCATAAAATAATGGTGCAGTTTTTGGCAACACGCTATCCAGACAAAGAATCATTTGATGAGTTTTTCGATACGATGAGCAAATACCTGTGGGTATATGACCAACAGAGAAGCGTTAAACCTAATACAGTAATACCTTTATGCCGTTACGCAATCGAAGTGCTTGGGGTAAAGCATATCCTGATTGATAGCTTGATGAAGTGCGGGATTAGTCCAGAAGATTACGGCGCACAGAAACAGTTTGTTGATAGATTGCAAAACATAGCGCACATTTCAGATGCTCATGTTCATCTAGTGGCACACGCAAGGAAGGGCAGAGACGATCACGCGATAGGTTCATTGCACGATATTAAGGGAACGTCAGAAATTGCCGACATGGCCGAGAATGTAATCTTCTGCTGGCGCAACAAACAGAAAGAAATGCATCCTCAAGATGAACAGAAACAGAAAGAGCCTGACGCAATTATCAAGGTTGAAGCTCAAAGAAACGGCGAGGGTTGGATTGGAGAGGTAAACCTAAACTACAATAAATTGACGATGAAGTTCAACGACTGGAAAGACGGAATATGACACCTACAGAATTGCAAAATAAAATATCAGACCGTGCAAAAATAAATACATGGCTTACGAAAATCGGAGAGACAGACGAAGCCTGCCGAGCAGAAGTATTGGAACAGTGTAAAGACGACCCAGAGGCCAGAGCTTATTACCTGCAACGTAGCGAAGAGTAATTGCAGGTTAAGCGCAAAGATTGATGAACATAACTAGGAGATTGAAATGACGATTTGTATTTATCATGGTAACTGCGCAGATGGTTTTGGTGCTGCGTGGTCTGTTCGCAAGGCGCTTGGTGATATTGAATTTTATGCTGGATTTTACGGACAGCCAGCACCTGATGTAGAAGGTAAAGATGTGGTGATGGTTGATTTCAGCTACAAACGACCAGAACTTCTAGACCTTGCATCTAAAGCCAAGTCAGTGTTGATTATTGACCACCACAAAACAGCCGTTGAGAATTTAGTTGATTTGCCTGCCAATGTAATTTGCAAATTTGACATGAATCATAGTGGCGCTGTGATGACTTGGAATCACTTCTTTCCAGATCAGCCGCCTCCTACTCTTCTTCTTCATATTGAAGATCGCGATTTGTGGCGTTTTGCGTTACAGAATACGCGCCAGATTCAAGCCAACGTGTTTAGCTATCCATATGATTTTGAAATTTGGGATAAGCTGATGGAAACAGAAGTTAATACGCTTGTTGCTGAAGGAGTAGCGATTGAGCGCAAGCACTTTAAAGACATTGCAGAGCTTCTTCCAGTTACGACAAGAGATATGATTATCGGTGGACACAAAGTAAAAGTCGCAAATCTGCCGTATATTTTTAGCTCTGATGCTGGGCATGAATTAGCGTTAGGTAGTGCGTTCGGTGCTTGTTATTGGGATACACCAGATGGTCGCGTGTTTAGTCTGAGGTCAACTGATGATGGCGTAGATGTTAGTGCCGTTGCGGCCAGTTATGGAGGCGGCGGGCATCGCAATGCGGCAGGCTTCAAGGTGAGTTTTGATGTGGCAAAGATGATGGAGGTATAGTGTGTCTGACTACGCCTACAACGAGCGCGTCGCTCTAAAAATGGCCTCCCACATCCCAGAGCGCGAAGCCATCATCCAGGCTAAGCGCGAAATGAGTGAGCCTGAATGTGTGTTGAAAGCGAAGGCGCTGCAAGACAGGGTAAAGCATGAACGTGCAGAGCGTATGATGAAGCGGGATAAACGATTTAATTACGAGTGAGGTGGTATGACTGAATTACAAAAACGCTGCATAGCTGCATTAAATAAATGGTGCAAGGATAATAAAATACCTGCAACGTCATACCATCACATATCGCCCAGAGCTTACGTTGTAGGTCACGCTGCTCCGGCTTGTTTGGTTGTGGCAACATGTCATGCAGATAGCGAACCGCAATGCAAAGAGTTCAATAGGATTAATCCGCTAAACACAATTCATCGTTTTGATAGCTCGCTACGTGCCGGAAGTTGGGCAACGGTTGCGTACATTGTTACGCCTAGTTATCAAGAAAAAATTGCAATACAAGTTGTGAAATAAATGATTAACCTAACCGACCAAATGAAGAAGCGTAATGAATGGCTATGGGATAACAGACATAGGCCTAAAAGAGTTACAGCGCAAGAATGCGGAATAAGCGAATCAAGAGTCAAACACATACTGGCAGAAATAAGAAAGGAAAAACGTGAAGAAAAACCAAGAAAGTTTAAGGAGGAATAGTGAGAATACTTGATTTATTTGCTGGTATTGGTGGAGCGCGCAGTAGTTCCATGGGAACTTTGGAATGAGATACTTACGGCAATCGAACAGAATAATAATCAGTGAGGAAAAACATGGCAACCAAAATTCAAATGCAAGCAGAGAAGAAACAGAAAGCAGAACGTGAATCAAGTAAACCAAAGCGCACACGTTCAGCAGATCACTACCAAACCAAGCAAGACGACAGGCCCATGCCGAGCCAGTCAGCAATTCAGGAAAAGGCATACGCTGAAAAGCACAGATTAGTAGTAAAAGGAAAGGTAACAATCCACAAATGTCTATGAACGAAAATATTTTAAACAACCTACACGCCGAGCTAAACATGGCTATGGCGAAACGCTCTGTATTGGTTAGCAGCGCCCTCTCCACGGATAACCTAGATGTGCGCATCAAAGTCTTGCTATCCAGGATTGAGACGCAGAAGATATTGGTTGCCGATGAGTTGTTGCGGGCGGAGAATGGATTGCTGTGATTGTTCAGCCAATAAAATCAGAAGATGCGTATCCGTGGTTGCTGCAAAAGCACTACGCTAAACGGTTATGCCCTATCAGCTATGCATTCGGCGCATTCAATGATGGCGTATTGATCGGAGTGGTAACTTATGGCACCCCGGCAAGTTCCACGTTACGGGCTGGTATTTGTGGAGATGAATATAGCGACATAGTGATTGAGCTTAACCGCCTATGCTGTGATAACTCAAAGAACGTAGCAAGCGAATTGGTTGGAAAGTCTCTCAGGCTTTTGCCGAAGCCGAAGATTGTAGTTAGCTATGCAGACACAGAGAAAGGGCATGTTGGATATGTTTATCAGGCTACGAATTTCATCTACACCGGACTGAGTGCAAAGCGCACTGATTGGAAACTGAGGGGGCAAGAACACCTGCACGGAGCAACGGTTGCCGACATGAGCAGAGGGCAAGAAAATAGAGCAGAATGGATGCGTGAAAAGTTCGGAGACGATTTCTATCTAGAAGATCGCGCAAGGAAACATCGGTATGTTTATTTTTGCGGTACAAAGAACCAGAAAGAGAAAATGCATAGCACTTTGATGTATCCGGTTTGCGAATATCCAAAAGGCGAATCAAAAAGATATGACGCAGGCGGTAAAGTTCAAACGCAACAGGTAATGTTTTTGTGACCACCCAAAACCAAAGAGCGCATGAAATGCCAAGTTTCCGACTAATTAACGCAGGTACTATAATGAATGCATCGGCCATGCTGCATAACCTGCCTTTGGATGGCTCAATGGAATGCGTCCTGCGCCCATACAAGAAGCTCAGTAGCGATCAGCAGCGCCGGAGGATGTTCGGGTACGTGGTCGGAGAGATAGCCTCACAGGCATGGCTACAAGGCAAGCAGTACAGCGCCGAAGTGTGGCATGAATACCTGAAAGCGAAGTTTTTGCCGGAGACGCACCAGGATGGAATAACCCGCGAAGGGTACGCGAAGTACATGGAGCTTCCAGACGGAAGTATTAAGATGGTCGGCAGCACTACACAACTTACAACGCTAGGCCATACCAACTACGTTACCGAGTGCGAAGCGTTTGCGGCGCAGGAATTAGGCGTTAGATTTTCAGCGGAGGAAAGATGATAGAACAAATAGGTATAGCTGCAACAGGAGTCACGGCAATATTTCTAAGCCAAGACAAGCGCGAAGGATGGCGCAAATGGGCGTGCATCTTCGGATTGGTCGGCCAGCCGTTCTGGTTCTACTCATCGTTCATTGCTGGGCAATGGGGTATCTTTGCTCTGTGTTTTCTGTACACATTGGCATGGGCGCGAGGGTTTAAGTCGCACTGGATGGCGACATAATAAAACCTATACTCCCCCGCCCAACCATTGAAACAAATAATACTAAATCGCTATTTAATTCTGGCATGATTTGTAAATCAACAACAGGGAGATTGAAATGAAGAAATTCGAACTTATCGCAGAAAAAAGCATAGAGGTATTTGGCATTAAACTTTTCCGAATTCGCGCTTTGATTAGCTTTGGCGTTGTTGCCGCTGGCGATGAAGGAGGTTATATAGAGAAGGAAAGTAACGTAGATATGAACGGCAATGCGTGGGTGTCCGGCAATGCGTTGGTGTCCGGCAATGCGGGAATTATTTGGATGACAAAAGTAGGCGGAGAACTTGGGACGCTGATCGCATACAGGAATAATGACGGAGGAATAACCGTAACTCGCGGATGTTTCGTTGGTTCGCTTGATGAATTCCGCGCTGCCGTATCTAAAAAACATGGCGGAACAAAACATGAACATGGTTATCTTGGATTGGCTAATTACATAGAATGGCACTTTACCGAACTTCATCCATTGGTTAAGGTGTAATTATGCACACCTCAACCATAACCTTCACCCTATCAGCCGGAACGCGCAAGCAATCCATCGCTGTAGAATTGAACATGGAAAGCCCGCTATGGCCCGCCAGCATGACCGATGCGGAGAAGCTGGAATACTGGCTTGCTGGGGCGAATGTCGATCCAATCGCAGCTTTGATTGGTTTGGGAGTGCAGATTGATGTTACGGGGGAATTGAACGAATGAAATCAGGGGCGCGCAGCGTCCCGCTGGATTGACGGGTTAGGCTGGTTTTTCTTTTTACGGAGAGCAAAAATGACAAAGAATGAAGCAATAACAGAACACCTAAAACACTGGGAGAAATTCCCAGTTTTCGTATGGCAAGAAGGAGACAACCTTGTGACCGAGGTTGACAGTCGAGTTCTGCGCGCAAAAACGGCATTTCAAATGGACACGAAACTAGATGGCATAGCTCCAGCACCGCGTAATTTGTACTTTGTTGATGAACCTGACTATGAGGAAGGAAGAAAATATGACTGAAGAACAGAAGCAACAATTTGAAGCGGTTACGCGGCCAGTGATCGAGTGGCTGAACATGAACTGTCACCCGCATGTTGCTGCAATCATTGATCCGACAAGCGCCGTTCTGTACGGTGGCGAAGTGGCATACACAACGCACGATTACATACGGGACTGATGATTATGCCTAACGAAAAGGTAAGCGGCGGGCGTTAGCCCGTCCGACTTGACCGTGAAGTTAGGAATTATTTTTTTCAACGAAGAAAGGAATTTGAAATGAAATTCAGATACTACGTAACAAACACTTCCAACGGATGCATTGAAGGCACGAATGATGAAAAAGAAGCAAAAGAACTTGGAGACTGTGAGGATTTTTTTGTAATCGACAGCGAAAAAGGTGTTTGGCTAACACCAGATGGCGAACAGAAAGTTCTTAAATATGGCGAAGATGCCTAACGAATAGTTAAGCCGCGCCGGTAGGCGTCGGCCTTGAACGTAGGGTTGGGCGACAATTTTTTGACAGGAGAGCAAAATGAGTAAATGTGAACTTTGTGGCGAACTAATGCCGGACGGAGAGGAAATGTTTAAGTTTCACGGGTACAGCGGAGACTGCCCAAAACCTCCTTTGCAGCGAGACATGGGAATTGAAGGGGTGAAACTGCTCTTCAAAAACGCCACCGGAGTTGACGTTGATGTGCGCGTTGAGAACGGAGAGTTCATCGTAATTGACCCAGAAGGCCAAGAGTTCCGATCTGGGCTTGTGCGGAAACAATGACGCCCAACGAAAAGGTAAGCGGCGGGCGTTAGCCCGTCCGACTTGACCGTGAAGTTATGCGGTTTTTTTGGGGTAAACATGAAATTGCGGATTGTGCCAACTGACCTGAAAACTGCGAATGAGTTTGTGCGCAAACTGCACCGGCACAGTCGCCCTGTGGTTGGCTATAAATTTGCGGTAGGTGTGGAGGACGAAACCGGAACGCTGCGCGGGGTTGCGATTGTTGGCAGACCGGTAGCGCCAAGGCTCGACGACGGCACAGCGGCAGAGATAACGCGCCTTTGCACCGATGGCGCAAGAAACGCCTGCTCGATGCTATACGGTGCGGCTCGGAAGGCAGCGCGGGCGCTTGGGCATGACCCGGTTTTTACCTACACCCTGCCAGAAGAAGGCGGGGCCAGTTTGCGGGCTGCTGGTTTTCGGCTCGACAAGGAAGACGCGGGCGGAAGTGCAGCAATGTGTCACAGCCGCGACGGACGCAGCGCACAGCCTGTTG